CAGGGGCCTAACTCGCACCAACACGTTTTAACAAATGAATTGAATGGCTCTGAGCCGGCACCGCGCCAGGGGCCTAACTCGCACCAACACGTTTTAACAAATGAATTGAATGGCTCTGAGCCGGCACCGCGCCAGGGGCCTAACTGCTTTCATCCCTCACCTCACGAGCCTCTAAGCCGGCACCGCGCCAGAGGCCTAACTGCTTTAATCCCTCACCTCACGAGCCGGCGTGTTAACAGGCTTTAACAAATGAATTGAATGGCTCTGAGCCTGTTTGGCTTAATCTCGTGACCTGTATCGCGTTCAAATCCTTGTGATGATAGTTTATACGGCTGAGAGGCTCAGAATAGGTTAGGAAATGTTAGATTGAGCCACGGAGCCACTCTGGTACCACAATCATTCTGGCCGCCGGCTCAGCGCCACACAGGAATTGAGCCACTGTGGTACCACAATCATTCTAGCCAGAGCCAGCGCTCACAGCCACACAGGCTCAGAACCACAATTCTTAATGTAAATTTAACATTTCTGAACTCGCTTATATTTGCCGTATTGAAGTTTATTGTACATGCTACTTGGCTTAACTGCCAGGAATGTTAAATGTGGTTAACAACCATCTGATTTAACACAGCTTAAGCTTGAGAATTTTCCTATGTTATTTTTTTTAGTACCTTAAATTCCTACCGAAAATTTTTATCCAAAAAGTTTCGCATATCAGATATTATTTGTATATTTGCATATCGGAAATAACGAACGAAACAACCGAGGTTACAAATAAAATTTAACACAAAAAACTTTCAGGTATCTGAAAAAATGAGTAATTTAGCAGTAGATAAAGAAACAATAAAAATTTACAGCAATGAAAGTAAACAGAAATTACCGTTTCGTATTGACGAACATTCCAAACAGTATGTTGGAAACAGGAGAAGTAAGAATTGACAGCGAGGAAATAACAGGTGAGAGAATGTTTGCCAGTGAGTGCCACTACTATGCCGAGAAAAATATCCTCGAGTGTATCAAGGACGCAGCAAAACGCGATGACTTGCGCGGCTACTACGAACACACTTACTGTATCTACAAAGAGGACAAACCGAAAAAGGAGACAGTAGAGCGTGAAGAGGACGGCAAGAAAATTACCGAGATAAGAGAAATACCTGGCAAGGCAATGCTGGTTGAGGTAATTACCGTAGACGAGAACGGCATAAATATCCGCTAAGCCGGGCACATATAACAATAAAAATTTACAGTAATATGGTAACAATGAAATTTTCAGCAACTAAGTCAGAAACATTGTTTTTGACACCAACAATTGCAGTTGAACAAGACAACTCAGAAACAGCAATCCGATTTGCTCTTTGGCATGGTGTGTTCAGTGTAGAGGTAAGCAAGAGCTACAAAACCGTAAAAGCTAAATAACATGGCAAGAAATGAAATGTTTGTAACGGTTTATAGGCTTGAAGTTGAGGCCACTCGAGAGAATTTGGACAGTATGGAGAACTTCATAGAAGCCATTTCGGATTGCTCTATCGTGTCCAACGATGAGGGTTATATAGCTATCATAGTAGCGTCTTCGGATGTCTTAGGGACAACGAAATTGGCTAATATGGCACTCAAATTCTTTGGCAAGGAGGGATATAATATAAGTACTCTCGGAGGACTCTTAGGGCCGTTTAAGAAACTCAATTGATATTTTTTAACATAAAACTTGGAAAAAAGTTCCCAAAGCGGCTCAATAATTCAAAAAAAACATAGTATATTTGCAATATCAAAATTAAACAATAACATTTTAATAACAATTCAAAATTTACAGTATTATGGCAACAAAGAAATTTTCGCAGATGACAACGAAGAAGCTGAACGCTCTTTTAGCAACGGCAAGTGATGAAGACAAGAAGGCTATCGAGGCCGTACTCGCAGCTCGTGAACAGATCCAAGATTCAGTGTCAGGAGAAACACAGTCTGAAGTAGCAAACTCTGTACAGGAGTTCGAAGATACAGAAAATCCATTAACACCAGAAGAAGAAGCGGCTATCAAAGCAGCTGAAGAGAATGGCGGAATTAATCCTATGAGTAACAGTAGCAAGGCAACTCAGGAGAAAAAGCCAAAGATGACCGATGAGGACCGTCATGCACTGGCCGAAGAGCTGAAGAAGAATGTTAACCACCGTTGTCAGGCAGTTCCTTTCAACACCGCAGAATGGGTTGACGGCTATATCGCCGGAGTGATTGAAGAGAAGCGCAGCAATAAGGTACTCTATGCAATCAAGACAGACGACGGACGCCGCATCGTTAAGGTACATGACAGCAATCTTGTTCGTATTCTGGACGAAGTTGTTGAGCCAGAGAAAAAAGTCCGCGCTCGCAAAGCAAAAGACCCGGCAGACAAAATTGAATGGACACCGGAAGCAATTGCCGAAGAGGTTAACGAAGTTATCGGCAACGTAGGTAAAACGGTAGAATTTGAGAAATACCGTACTACAGATGAAAACGGCGAAGAGCACATTGAAATGGTAATCGGCCGTATCGTGGCAATCGTGCCTGACAGACGAACTCAGCGCTTGCTCTACCGTATTTCAGTTCCGACTCCTATTGAGGGCAATCCGCTTGCAACGAAGATTATGCACAAGGTTGCGAAAGCCGAGGGCATTAAGATTGCCGAAGAGCTCGACGAAGAAGGCGCACAGCTCAATGCCAAGTATCTGGAGCGCCGTGAGGCAGCAGCAACCCGTACTCTACTTACTCCTCAGGACCGTGTAATTCGCTGCGAGGAGAATGTGAAGAAGGCAGAGGAGAAGCTGCAGAAAGTTCAGGAAGAGCTGGAAGCCAAAAAGAAGCAGCTTGAGGATGCAAAGAAGGAGCTGGATGAATATTTCGCCGGTCAGGTAAATGGAGAAACTGCCGAAGCTTCTGCTGAGGCTACAGCCGAAGAGGAGTCACTTGCATAATACAGCCACCTGACACCGTTTCTCCCATGGAGCCGTCTCGAAAGAGGCGGCTCTTTTTTTTGCTGCATATCTAAATATGCGGCTATTTTTGTATTATTGCGATTTATGTTAAAATATGTAAACTCATAGAAACATGCTTCTTTCGCGTTCTAGGACACTTTTAGGCTTTAGGTGTACTATAATATGGGTTAACTCAATTCGACGCGATAGAGGCCAAAAGAAGTGTATCTATCAATGTATTTTTATAAAGCCTATAATATGAATTGAGGCATAGATTTTCCTGAGCTTTAAGCCACCAAGCAGTTATATAAATAGCTGTTAAATTTATGGCTAAAAAGTTGACTCATTTTCTTGGCTTCTAGGACACTTTTATTTGAGAATAATAGTAAACTAAATCTATAAAAAGAAATGAGGAGAGAATGAACGAGAATAATGAAATTTCATATATTTTCGAGGCGTTTAGAGCTTTATATTTTTATATTAAAGCTGCAATAAACCAGTGAAAAATTTTTATGTTAAAGTCTGTAAAACAGTAATTTATATCAAGATTATTTTGTACTTTAGTCTATAAAAGAACAAAAGTAAAGCTGTTAAAAAATGTTACACACTAGAACACATAAAAGCCGCATAGCCATTATGATTAAACAGCTTATGCCTGAGTGTACAAGCTGTGTAGTTCGTGTGCATAGTGGACTATGCAGCAATTGTCCACATTGGACTCCGAGTGTGGTACAGGAGTTAACAGAGGAAATGGCCGAGAGAATATCCGCCACAATTGGACAGGAGAATATCACAAGGCCCAACGAGAGAAGTGTTGAACAAAAATAAATAATTGCAATATGGAAATAAATGAACAAGAGAATACCCAAGAGGTACAGCAAGAGAATTTGCTTGATGGCTCTCAGTCAGTTCAAGCAATGCAAGAAGGAAATGAACTGTCAACAGCTGTTCAATTAGTTCAGTCTCAAGCTGCTTTAGATGAAATAGCAGAGCTTGAGAAGAAATATCGTGAAACTATAGAACGGGAGAATAAATGAGTAATTTTGTTTTAGATTACAGCAAAAAGCAGACTTTGCAAATATCAAATGATGCTTTTTGCTTTTTGTATTATGGCGAAGAGCCATTAGACGAAGACAATTTGGAAGAAGCCAATGAGGTATCTGAAATGTTTTCCAATAATTTTTATATAGAAGATGATTGGAAAGCAGTTGATGACTCAGATCTTATAGAATGTACTTTTGTTCCGTATGTTGAAGACCAAGCCGATTATGATGAATATGAGGACCTTACCAAATATATTCAGCAGCAAATAAAATGGCTTGATGCAAATCATATTAGAGTGTGGTGGTTTAATAACCAAACTGGAACGAGAGAATTACGCGGTGATTTTAAGGTTTATACCAATAAATATGGCCTTAAGTGTTTTCATACAGGCAATCAAGATGAGGATTTTGTGACAGGAAAAATGAGCTTGTATTTTTTGAAGAATTTCAAAAAGCGTGTAGCTTAACAAGTGAACGAGAGAAATATAAGGCAGACTACAGAAAAGTAGTCTGCCTTTTTTACATTAAGCTTTCATCTTCTTCTATAACGAGAGAATAACCGACTCCTCGTATGGTTTCTATAGCTACTCGGTTATCCATTTTAAGCATATTTCGCAGCACGCATACATGGACATCTAAGCTACGTTTATTAAAGTAGTTATCATCAGTCCATACTTGTTGCATAAGTATTTTCTTGGGTAATGTTTCGTTTTTATAGGCACATAATAAAGCAAGAACTTGGCTTTGTTTATTATTAAGCTGTGTTTTTACATTGCCTATAGTAAGAATTTTATCTACTGTATTAAACAGGTAATCGCCTATCTCATAAGATGGCTCTATACTTCTTACTCGCACACCACATCTTTTTAGAACGGCTTTTATTCTTCTTATAAGCTCCTCAATGTTATATGGCCTTATAACATAATCATCTGCACCTTCATCAAATGCTTCAATAACATACTCATATCGGACCTTATCCGATACCATTATTACTGGCATTTTATCATCTGATTTGCGCAAAAATTTTAATAGCTTTAGCCTCATAGAGGCATCTGTTGTTTTATAATGACTTAATATGCATAAGTCATAATTCTTTTCTCTGATTTTGATTAGTATATCATTCTCAGTTGAGGTTATTACTTGAAAGCCGTTATACACCAAATAATCTACCAGGATTTTACAGTCTTCATCTTGATAGATTAAAATTCTTGGCAATGCTAATTCAGTGTTATTACTTTTCATACCATTTCTTTAATTTTGTTTTGCAAATCGTTATATAGAACTTCATACCAAAATGGATTAAGCCTTAACAGGTCAAAGTATGAATATACGCCTTTTTGATATATTAAAGAAGCATATTTAAGCTCTTTGTCTGCTCTTTTTCTAAGATGCTCATGATAGAACTTTATAGACTGGTCCACATTTACCAAGAATGGTGATTTATGCTCCATAAGAACTTTCTGCTCTGTATTTTGAGCAAAGTAATATGGGATATTCGGCATCGCCCAAAAAGTTAATCCAGCACCATATTCCTCACTTGCTTTATATAAAAAGCCAGGGCATGGACGAATTGAGTCAGGATATAAGCTTTTACATATTCTTAACCTACGTGGAATAAAAGGATTAAGTAAAGTAGTTAATCGCTTGTTTATATAAGTTGAGTATTTATCAACCATTCTTGTGTGTTCTTTAACAAGTGATGAAACTAACAGCTTAATCCTTTCATTTCCTATAGGGTCACTCAGGCGTATATATTCTTGCCTGAAAGCTTCACGTTGAATACGTATTCTATCTTCTTTAAACCGTTGAGACTTTTTCCTTTTAGCTTCTATGCTAGCCATTGCAGCTCTGCGCTGTCCCTCAGGTCCAAACAGTTTTACACCTCGGCAATTGTTTGGACCTAAGCCTGTCCATGATATTTTATCTCCATATCTGGCTTCAATCTCTCTGTTTTCCTGCTCTTCTTCAGATAATTCAACATGCTCCTCTTCCAAGGTAATTTTTTCAATCGCCTCAGATTGAGCCTCTTGAATATCCTCATCATCGCTTTTAATTTCATCGAGAAATTCAAAGAGTTCCTTTTCGGTTAAGTCTCCATATTGCTTAATATCTTCCATGCCACTTAAATAATGACTTGATTATATCTTTTCCAACTTGCTTGTTAAGCAATCCAAAATATGCAATTGCAAGCATGAGTCTTGCTATTTTATGCAATACCCATGCTAATAGATATATAGGGAAATAAAGTACACCTACACATCTCCATAAAAATTTAAGTACCTTTTTCATTTTCTAATATATATATAATGGTTGTTTTATTTCTGCAAATTGTGCATTTATGCGCTGCATATTTGCCTGCTGGTTTATAGCTTCTTTTATTGGGCTTTTTATTTCTTGTACACAGCTCATTGAACTTATTATGCTAAACGGAGGGCATGCCATATAAACATCGACCAATGCATCAACTAACTCATCTTTGCTTAGTTTCTGCAGATTACTCTTTATTATCTCCCTTATTGGATTGTTCATCTTCTGCTTGCTTTAATTCAACATAAGCCTTATGAAAAGCTTCATCACCTATTCCTTTAATAAAAGTTCTAAGTGTAGAAGGATATTCGCTTGTATTTATAGTCTTATCGACTACTTTAGCGTAAAGAGCAGCAAGAGCTTTAGGTCCAAATACCTTTTTCTCTTGTAATCTTTCAATGGGACCTCTTTTGAATTGAACATCTGGATGTTCATTCATAATCTTTGTACGAGTTAAGTACAAATCCTTAATCAAAGCCTCAATATGCTTTTCAAACTGAGGCATTTGAATAATATCAATAACTTTCAAATCTTCCAGCTTCATTTTTTATAAGTTTTTAAGCTGTTGTTTATAATACTTTTCTTGCATATCAAAGTGTCTCTTATATATATGCAAATCATGAGCAAAATGGTAATAAGTGCCTATTGGCACACCGAGCTCATCTGCGACTAATTGTTGAAGTTTTGTCCAGCAATATTGGTCATTGCAAAAGCCATAAACCAAATCATTGCTTCGCATAGTTACGCACATATCAAGAGTTCCTATTTGAGGCTTAATATCAAATCCGACTGATAACGTACAAGGTGTATCATACTTATAGTCATCTTTTTCTTTGCCATCAAATATAGTAAACCAAGCTTGACGAGTATCTTTATTCTCTTTAAGCTGTTTAATGCACTTTGCCAATTGGTGATTGCGAGTCCACTGCCATCCATAATTAGAATTGACAATGTTATCTCCACCATGCATTTTATCCCACATAGGAGCATGCTTTTTAATTTCAGCTACACTCCTATCTCCAGACATATACCAGGCATATTCGCGCTCTGCATATCGTTCGCTGAATTTGCGCCATTCTGTTGTTATAATGCGTTGCTGAGGATTGCGTAAATAGAAGCCAACATTGTAAACAGCCTTTGTTCCAACATTAGTATCTATTCCTTGACCCATAATAAAAGCATATAGGTCCTCAAAAGCCTCAGTCGCATTTTTATATGATATATTCATGCTTCTTCATATCTAAAGTTTAACACAAGAGTTGCGCCATAATCATTCCAGAGAACTTCTTCAAGTTCTTCTTTTGTGTGGCAATTATATCGGCACATCTCAGCTTCCAGGTCCATAGGACTATCTATTATAAGAGTATTTTCAGCTATTGTTGCCATATCACTTAACAAGTTTATTTGTATTGCTGTTGTAAACTCTAAACAAAAGCTCTTCAGCTTCATCATTCATAGCTTTGCATATAGTTAATGCTTCTTCCATAGATAAATCTTTAAGCTCTTCATCGTCATCATTAAAAGCAATTTCACCAGTTATTACTCTAATTTCAAACGAGTTGGTTAAAGCAAAAGCTTTAGCAGCATCAAGCGCTTGTATGCATATATAGTGTACAGCATCCCAATATATGTATGATAAGGTATTTGAGCCATCTAGTATTTTGATATATAATTCTCTCAGCTTTTCAGGCTTAAACATACCTTGCTCATCCATTCGCTTATATTCAGCAAGCCATCTCCCATAACCATTTGTTGCTCTAAATTTGTTAACATAAACTACCACAAATCTGAGAAACTGGTCTGTATAAATGACCTCTGGTATTTCTACTGCTTTCTTTTTCATAAAGCGTCAAATTCTTTTTGCAGTTGGTCAATACATTTTTGTATTCTGGCCAAAGCTAAAAGTTTTATATCTTCGAAGTTTACAAAGCTATTATCCACATCCATGTACTTAGATTGTCCGCAGTATGTTAATGTAGTACTAAGCTCTATTCTGTGAATAGCATTTGCTTCTTCCCATTTTTTCCTTTGCTCTATAAGATGATTTATGTGCTTTATTAGCTCTCCACCTTTATTTAATTTTTCTTCTGTCATGATAATTAAAAAAGTTTATATATTCTCGCGCGCTCTAGAGCCCGCTTAATTTTCTGAATATATTTCTTTTGCTTCATACTTTAAGCGCGATATTACGCGCGAGAATAGTGAATAAATTGATTATTCATTGAATGTTAGTCCATATTTTGCCCACTGAAGAACAAATTCAAGACCTTCCAAAATTTTATCTTCAGCTTTAATTTGAGCATAAATAGCACCAACATTTAAATCAAAGTTTTTAGGTTTTACATAAGCTGCTTGACCATGAACTTCAAATCCAGTAAGACAAGTAAGAGTAGTATTAGTTGTTTTAGTACCAACTTTTACATTTTCAATATTACTAATAAATCTCTTAATATCATTTACTTTAAGAGTATTTCCAGTAGGGTCTTCAAGTTTATAATAAGCCTTTTCAAATTCTTTAGCAGGACTCCAAGATTTATATCCATCTGGATAAGTTACTTCATAACCCATATCGTCAGGATGAGCATTACCAATTTTATAACCTGCACTCAAAGCCATAGAAGCTCTCATAGGAGTAGCTTCAATCATTTCAACTCCAATAAATTTAGCCATAATTTTAAAATTTAATTATTTTTAGTATGACCCAGTAGACCCGAGTGCTCCATCACCACGCTCAGATGAACGGCTGAAAAGCTCTGACTCAGAAACTTCTTCAAGACCTTCATACGATACAGGCACAAGAATAAATTGTGCTATTTTCATGCCTGGCTTAATGTGGACTTTGGCTTTGCCGACATTAACAACATGTATATGAATTTCACCTTGGTAATCTTCATCTACAATCTTGGCTCCGAGGATAACAATGCTTTCAAATGCTTCTGCTTTCGGTGTTCTACCAGCTCCAAGGCAAGCCCATTTAGAAGTTACAACTCCTGATTTATCAGCTGCCATAAGCATATATCCTTCTGGAATTTCCATCTTAATACCTGATGGTATCAAAACATCAGTTCCTGGATTTACAATAAAGCCTTTGTTACTGCCAAAGTTAGGAACGAAAAAATCAATTCCTGCTGCTTTACCAGTCCCGCGAACAGGGGACTTTACATTTCTTATTTTTGCAAATTTCATGACTACATCATTTTAACAAGTTCCTTAGCTGCTGTTTCTACAGCTCTAGCAAGTCTATGTTCAACTTCTGGACTTATAAGGCTGTAAACTCCTTCTTTTTCAAAAGCATCAGCCATGATAGCTCCAATTTTTGAAAGCTTAGGATTAGAAGCGTTAATGCCATGCTTATCCATAAGTTCTTTATTGTACTCATACTTAATACCTCCTTCTACAGGAATAAGCTTGGCTATTTCTGCATGAGTATTTGACTTTCTGCTCGTAGGAACAGTGATAATAATCTCCTGATTGGTTGTCATGCACATATCTGTGCACATTTCCATTACTTTATTGAAGTTGCGTTTAAACTCTCTTGGAGTTACTGAAATTAAACTTTTCATAATGATGCCAAATTAGCAATTAAGTTCAACATATATGTTACATTAAATCGTCATCGAATAAACTTGGTTGCTCAATGGCTTTAGGAGCAACTTTTACATCTCCCGGCTTACGCTTTAATACCCAAAGAGTATTACGTGAAGCATCTGGGAACATAGGAGCCATGATATTGGCAATGAGGTTTGAGTCATAATACTCTTTAAGGGCATCAAACATTTTCTGCTGCCAATCATTCATCAGTGGCTTATAGTCTTTAGCCGAAGCAAATGTACCGAACTTCTTTACTATGTTGAAATGCTTCAACAATATGCCTTCGAGTTCCCAATGGTCAAACTCTTGCACATCAACTCCGCGACCATCACCTGAGTCATAAGTATGATTACCAGCTGCTCCTACAGATAGGTCATAGTTTGGAGTTGAAAGGTAATAAGTAGCGTTATTATTGCCACAAGCCTTAAAGTTCTCCAAAAATGCATCTGCATTCTGTTTGCCAACGTGCTCAAGCACTTCAAAAGCGCAGACTTTGTCAGCATTAAACATGCTGAAATCCATGTAGTTTTTAACAAGGTCAGCAACATAGAAATGAGCCCAAGGTACATTGGCATACTTCTCAGCTGCTTCTTGAATTGTTTTTTCGCGAATATCGATACCGATATATTCTTTCTGCTTAAACTTGTTTCTGTATAATACCTCAAGCAAGTTAGCAGCTCCACAGCCAAAATCAACAATGGACTCGCCAATCTTAGCTTCTTTCAAGATATGAGTCCATCGCAGATAATGTGCAAATTGGTCTCTGTGAAATACATGGCGCTCAAAGGCCTGGTCAGGTCTGAGGTCTGTTGTGTTGTAAACTTTTGCCATAATTATTGTTTAATAAAATTTATGTTGTCAGATGAATAATACACAGTATTTGTGCTTTTTACTCTATAAATAGCATTGTTAGATAATTTGCATTCTATAATACAGTGTGAAGTACAATAGGCATTGTCCCATGCTTCTACTGTGACATTGTCCCATGCTTTCACTGTGGCATTGTCCCATGCTTCTACTGTGGCATTGCCCCATGCTTTCACTGTGGCATTGTCGCATGCTTTCACTGTGGCATTATCGCATGCTTCTACTGTGGCATTATACCATGCTTCTACTGTGGCATTGCCGCATGCTTTCACTGTGGCATTGCCGCATGCTTCTACTGTGACATTGTCCCATGCTTTCACTGTGGCATTGTCCCATGCTTCTACTGTGGCATTGCCCCATGCTTTCACTGTGGCATTGCCGCATGCTTTCACTGTGGCATTGCCGCATGCTTTCACTGTGGCATTGTCGCATGCTTTCACTGTGGCATTGCCGCATGCTTCTACTGTGGCATTGCCGCATGCTTCTACTGTGGCATTGCCCCATGCTTTCACTGTGGCATTGTCGCACAAAAGAAACCCAGACCGAACCGAAATGTTAATAAATATATCATTTTGAGCAAAATCCTCACGATATTGCATTAGCAAGTTAGAAGTAATAACTTTGTTGTTAAAGCACCAACGAAAATTGTCTTTAATAACGCTGCATAATTCTTGAAGTGTTTCAGATTTATATGCTCGGCTGTATTGCTCAGTACATGCTTTAGCTGCTTTAGCGCGATTAAGAATTTCAGCTTTTATAGCTTCAAAATCTGTTTTCTGTGTCATATCATTTTGAGTTATTAAGTTCAAGGTAATTATTTAATGCGCCCATATAAGCAACTGCATCAAGCAAGTTATCTTCTTTGTGCCTATAAGCTTCACGTGATAGTTTAAGAGCAATCATGGCTCTATACATTCCTTCTACCGATATTTGTTCATTATTGGGTGACATGCTATTATAAATAGCAGTAGCGCGTTTCATAGACTCTACAAATGGTCCATACTGACGCTCTTTTTCTTCTGAGCGCTCATTTACGATTTTGTTTGCTTGTTCTAAAATGTTAGCCATTGTTTATTAAAGTTTTAAGTTCTTCTTTTAATCTTCTTGCATCTGCTCCTCTAAATGTTTGAGCATTGGCCAAGAAGTATCTTGTAATATTTCCGGCCGTCTCAATTCCATATAGAGCTTCTGGGTCTGAAGTATCAAGTGTTAACATTGCCTCTAAATAAGGCACTGCACCAAAATATACATTAAGCCATGTTGACTTTATATCTTTGGCTATTTGCTGAAAGGTTCTTTTCTTGTCCATTTTATTATCTTTATTTAGATATGCAAATATACTAATTTTCTCCGAGAATAGAAAATTTTTTCATTATAAAATGCACTCACTTAACACTTCTTAACTTGGCCAGATTTTATTGCTCTTCTGGATATTCTATTTGCAGTAATTCTTTGCAAAATTGAATAACTTGCTCATAGTTATTATATGCAGTTTGAGTAATAATTCTCCGCTGAAGTATCGTTAGCTTATTTTTAATAATAAACTTATTTATGTTAAGAGAGAGAGTTTTATCATTGCATCTTCTTTTATCTCCTAACTGAATAGCTAACTGAGCATAATGAATACATTTCTTTATATCCTGCACTCCATTTTTAGCTTTATACCTACTAATATATTTTATAATGCATCCTTGTATAAAAGAGCATCTTAAAGCAGTTATAAGCTCTATTGGTTGCATAGCCATATCTTTATAATGGCTACCACCTATTTGTACATCTGTTGCTTTCATATCAATATACTTTACGTTTACGATTATCTGGTATATACCCATTTGCCACTCTCAGTTCATCCATAAACATAACAGAATTGTAATGCTTAGGAAATTCTTTTATCACCTTAAAGCTTGCTGTTTTATCTTTCACAAAGCTATTATCGTCTACAGGCTCTACATATCCAAGTTTTACAAACTTATAAAGATACGCGGTTTCTGAGTTTCTACCTGGCTCTTTACCAAGCAGAATTTCTTTTGAACTTACTACTTTGCCAACATTATCGTTAACAAATTTTACCATTTCCGGAAATACCGGAGCTTGTTTTCCATTACGTCCCATATTACATAAATTTTTTATATTTGTCAATTTTTGCTTTTATGCTATACATTAAGGCATTTTGCTTTTTATCTTTTGCTTTAAGTGCTCTGATTACATCTTCATCGTGAGTGCCTTGCAATATCAAATGATTTATAACAACATGATTTTGCTGTCCTTGCCGATATAATCGAGCATTAAACTGTTGATATAATTCAAGACTCCATGTTTGCCCAAACCAAACTATTATGCTACCTCCTGCTTGAAGATTAAGCCCATGGCCTGCTGATGCTGGATGTGCTAACATAACTTGTATTTTACCAGCATTCCAGTCTTCAATATCTTTATTGTTTTTAAGCTCTCTTGGCTTATATTTTTTAAGGTACTCAACAATTCTATCTCTATCAAACTGATAGGTCCATGCCACAAGCACAGATTGGCCATTTGCATCTTCAATTATCTCCTTAAGAGCTTCAAGCTTAATATCATGAATTGGAAACACATTTCTTTCTTCATCATATATAGCTCCATTAGCAAATTGAAGTAATTTATTTGAAAGGGCAGCGGCATTGACTACGTTTGCTTCCACAGGCTTTTCAACAAATACTGAATTACCATTTTCGTCTTCTTGCTCAATCGTTTCAGTAGCACTTATTAAGTCAAGCACTTTATTCTTTTCAAAGTCATCGTATTGCTTCTTTAGAGCTTCAGGCATTCTAAGCTTTATATAGTTATCTGTCCTAAACGGCATTTCAAGATAATCATCGGCTTTCATGCTTATGCAAATATCCTCTATTTTCTTATGTATTAGATATTCTGAGTCACTCATCAAATCGTATGAATATACGACATGACCATTCGTTTGACCTGGCCGAAAATACCTTTCTCTATATCTGGATATTGTCTTTTCAAGGCGCTCGCCTCTATCCATAAGATATATTTGAGGCCACAAATCAATAAGTCCATTTGGAGCGGGTGTACCAGTTAGTCCTACTAACCTTTTAAGATAAGGTCTTGCGCCGCGTAATGCCTTAAAACGCTCTGATTTATAAGACTTAAAACTGCTAAGCTCATCGACTACTACCATATCAAAAGGTAATTTGCCTCCGCCATATAAAGCACAAAGCCATACAACATTATCTCTTGATATGATATAAATATCAGCTTTTGTTTCCATAACAGCTGCTATTCGCTGTTTAGCAGTACCTATAATCTTAGAAAAGCGCAAATGCTTTGTATGTTCCCATTTCTCTGCTTCTTCTTGCCAAACTGACTCAGCCACTCGTTTTGGAGCTATAACTAATACAGAATTAACTTCACAATAATCAAACATCAAATAATTTATAGCAGTAAGAGTTGATATGGTTTTGCCAAGGCCCATATCTACAAATACACCACAAAATGGATGCTCGATTATATGCTGCACGCAAGCTAATTGGTATTTATGTAAATCTGTTTCTTTCATCTTTTGTTACTGTTAAATATAGCTAAACAAGCTAAACCAAACAAAGCACCTATTATAAATGCAACTATGTTACTTATCATAAATTATACTATCTATAAATTGTTCAACACCTTTTATCGTATCTATTACTTCAACTCTAAAACCCAAAGCTCTAAGCTTTTTATGCATATAAGCTTGTATGCGTTTAGGCTTTTGTCCAGTTGTTTTTAATTCCACGAAAACTATTTTATGGCCTGGAAATAAGCATAATCTATCTGGTAAACCTATAAGTTGGTCACATAATAGCTTTATGCACATGCCACCATTTATTTTTACAAGTTCAACTAGTCTTCGTTCTACAACTTTTTCACTGTCTATCATCTCTTTCGGCATAAGTTAAATGTATTTGAGTTACATATACTCCTATTATATCCATGTTACTATTTAACTTATCTCTCTAAGCATACTTCTGAAAACTTCTATATCATTACAGCTATTCTCTTCTGTAACATTGTCTTCATCATACACTATATTAGCTCTTGAGCCATTAGAAAACATACACGATGCTCTTAATATTATATATTTCATACTCTGGCCATATAAATATCGTATTCACATTTATCTATGTTGAAAAAAAACTCTACTAATTTGAAAATGTTGACCGTTATATTCTACAAACATAGAATCATTAGGCACATATTCTATATTTCTAGTTGCAAGCAATTCACAGTTACGATAATTGCCATACTTCATTTTATAAAAATTTACTATCATAACAAACTATCTTTACGTTTATAATATTTTTGTTTACCATATAATGAAAAATTCTTAGTAGATGTTATTGCCTCCCATTCAGACAAAGACCTAAGAATTTCATTAATATCTCTTGTATTATACCTTGACATATCATTCTTTTCTTTACCAAGACATTCACACCATACTTCTGCCACACAGACAAAATCTTTTTGAATCGTACCATTCTTAGATAACGGGTCTTCAAGCCAACGTCTTCTATCATACAAATCCATTTTGTCCCAGTCTTCAGGAAATTTAGTATTGAGGTATTCTTCAATAATACCTTTGCGTTCATCCATTTCTGAGTGTTTATGCTGTTCAATCTTAGCAATTATATCTTCATCACCAACAAGGTATAAAGGCTCTTTCGATAAATATAATTGATATGCCTCAGCCCATATTTGGTCTACTTCATCCTGTGTAAGGTCATCTACAACCGATTTAGTGACATACTCTGGTCTTACGTCTATAGGCATAAAGCGACGATTTCCTGTAGGGTCTCGTAAAAAATCTTTATTATTAGTAGTACCAAAAAACACGCATTGGCGTTTATATGTTTCTACTGTTCTTCCGTAAGCTGGACGAAACATATCTTCTCTTTTTGATATGTAATGTTTTATTGACTCTACTTCTGCTTTCTTAAGGCCTGAAAGCTCTGCCATTTCAATCAGCCACGCCCCTTGTATCTGTTCAAATGACTCCTTGCCTTGCACAGTCGTGAATGTATCTGAGAACCATTCCATGCCGAGCTTTTTAACGAAAGTACTTTTATATGTTCCTTGTTCTCCGACAAGTATAAGCGCTGTGTCGAACTTAATACCTGGCTCGAATACCCTCGCAACAGCCGCCACCAACGTCTTCCTAATGGCGGCTCTAGTATAAGCGTTATCTTCTGCTCCAAAATAATCAATCAATAATGTATTAACTCTCGGTATGCCATCCCACTTTTGAGCACATATATACTCTCTTATCGGATGGAACTTTTTCTTTTCAAATTCAAGCGCAAGCGCATCGTCCACTTTTTGACTTGACACAATGCCGTAAACACACTCAATGTAATTACGAACACCAGAATAGTCAACATCACGAAGAGGCTCCACAGTATCGACTTTACGCCATGGTAACGAACGTGTAACATATCTTTTATTATCAAAAATGTTTAGCTTAAATACATCTTTTAAGAATTGGTCATGCTGAATTATTATATTCAAGTTATTGGCAGAATTATCATATTCGCCTTTTGTATTAGCGTCAAGCTCTTCTGTCCATGAAGTATCATATTCTTCAGGAACTTCTGCTTTTGCTTCTTCTGCAAACTCGAATTTAGCTTCAGCAAACTTTTCTTCAGCAATATGCTTTTTTGTTGTAGAGTCCTTAGAAGCAAATTCTTCCATTGCCTTAAAGCTCTTTTTATCTTTGTCTTCTTTTTCTTTGCCCGTATCTAAATGGCCAAATTTATGTATGCGAACCAAATCAAATGCATTACACAATCTGCCTCCAGCAGGGTCTGTTCCATGGTGAGAATATGCAAATTTATCATCATAGACTATTAAGCCCGCAGCTGTAGAGCCATTTATATACGTATATCGCCCTTCTCCAACTGGTGTATATACATCTGAAAGAAAAGTCTCAATAGCTTCTTGTATAGTATAAGTACGACAGAAAACACCAATTATGCCTTTTTTATCTTCTGGGTCTTCTTGCTTTTTGATAGCTTGCATTATTACATCTGCGCTATCTGTAGCAGTTGGCCATTCGCTCGTATCATGCCAATCATTATATAGCCCAAGAATATAATCAGCTTCAAGGAAAGGTCCGTCTTGATACTCAAAGTAGTATTCTGCGTCAGATGAAACAGACGGCCAAAACATAAGTCTATTTACGTCAAAAGTCGACTGGTCAAATAAATCTATGTTTAAATCACCAGCGACCTTTCTGGCTATTGCCTGATATTCTTCCTGAGATACTTCTCTATCAAGTGGAATTATCAATCTGTGTCGTGGCTTTTCAGGGCATGACTTATGGGTTGAATGAATAACCGCAGCACAATCAAATAGCATAGTGAAATCCCACCAAAAATTTTCATGTGAAAAATCCACATCCAAAGTAAGAAGTTGGCGGTATAAAACATTGGTTTTATCGCGTCTGCCATTTGTGAGAAATCCTCCCACAAAGCCACCAACATCTTTTATCTTGCTTTGCTCCTCCTTAGAGGCATTCATGAACTGCTTATATGTTTCAGCAGTTACCACTGAAATAGATAGCTTTTGTACTAGAGCATTCCAAGTAATTTTGGTATTTTTCCATATCTTACTTGAAACACTCATTCCAATAGCTATGCTAAGATTTTCATCATATTCTAATTTACCTACTTGCATAAATACTAATCATTTTTGGTAAAAATCCATAACTCCTCCATCTGCATTAAGTGGAAGGTCTTGTGCCCACAAAGGTGGAGTTGACATGATTTTTACCAAATTATCATACCATAGCTGAGCATTCTCTTCTGGAACCTCTGTTATAACTTCATCGTGTATTGAACCCACAATTCCATATCCAGCTTTTTCCATTCTAAGCATAGCATCACCTAACAAATCTCTTGATACAGCTTGAACTATATTTTCTGTTAGTTTGCCGCCATAGGTGTCTATGCTTATCCATTGTTTTGTTGTCTGGTCGATGCCTCTATAGCACAAACTTCGAATTGGAACTGTAGAACGGCCTATTTTCTTATCTTTGAATTCAGGCTTATAATAAAATAGTTTTCTGCCTACAGGCAATTCTATTGTCATAAATTCACCGTCACAATCAAATATAACATTTTTACTAGTGCACTTAACGGCTCTGTGGTATCTTACTGCTTCTTTAGAAGCCTCATCAATCTCTTTCCACATATCAACTATATTAGGATTGGCCATGCGCCATTTTCGTACGAGCGACATCATTTCTGTGTCTGAAAGACCCATTTTATCACCGCCCATGCGCTTTAATGCGCCAAGACCTCCTTCATAACCTAATGCTAATTCGGATATTTTTGACTTGTCGCGAAGCACTGAGCCTTTTTTAATTTCAGACTTTGGTACTCCAAACATCTTTTCTCCAGTTGCTTCATAAATCTTACCGTCACCGTGAAATACATCTAATCGCCACTTTTCATCAGCGAGCCAAGATATAACTCTTGCTTCGATAGCTGAAAAGTCAGCAACTGCGTATTTCATACCTTGTGGTGGTATAAGTGCTGTTCTTACAAGCTGTGAAAGAATATCCGCAACATCATCATACATCATTTCAACTGTTTCCCAGTCACGGACTCTAATTAACTCGCGTGGCACTTCAATATGTGATATATGATTTTTTGATAAGTTCTGCAATTGCAATAATCTACCTGCCCATCTACCAGTTCTATTTGCGCCATAGAATTGAAATGTACCTCTAACTCTATGGTCTTTCATAGCACAGTTGAGCATAGCATAATACTTCTTAATTGAAGTTTTTGATAGTTTTTTGCGTATATTAAGCAACTCAATTACATCTGGATAGTCTGTGAACTCTTTAAGTAAGTCGGGCATTGTTTCTTTTGAAAGTGACAGTACAGCATTACCTGTTTTCTTTTCTATCCATTGCCGAATTTGTACAGGCGAATTTGGATTTTCAAGGCCTGTTAATTGCTGAGCATGCTGAGTTAATATAGAAGTGTAAGTATTATCTACTGCAATAGTGGACTCTGCTAATTCCATATCTACCAAAATACCTCTATCATTGATATTCTGGTCAAGCACATACATTTCTCGCTCAATCTTTGGAATGATATAAGACTCTAATCTATGAAATATCTCACGCTCAGCTAATACATCGTATTTATTATACTCCTTATACATTTCCCATTTTTCAGGAGCATGTTCTGGATAATTGCGTGTACGCATTCCATTAACTCGAGTTGCTTTACATGGGCATGAAAAGTACTTAATAAGCGCTTTACCTGTATCAAGCTTCTTATCTGTAAGATTAAGAGCCTTTGATACCCCATCCAATGAAAGTGGTAAACCACAATATGCGGCTTTCACTGAAGTGCAATACCACTGTTCTGCTGGGATATTATATCCTATTCGCTTAAAGCTAAGCCGCTCAAATACTGCATTGTGAGCGACTTTCATACACTCTGGGTCAAGTAATGCTTCTTCAAACTCTTCAGGCATTTCCTCGCCTTGAGCTAAATCAACAATGTTAACTGGCCCGTCGTCTAACGCATATCCTATAATTAATATCTCAAAGTCTGGTGATTCTATATATTTATAGGCACCAGAGTCTTTAATATCTACTGAGGAAAATGTTTCGACGTCTATGAAAAGATATTTCGCCATTATTTCTTAATTTGATATTATAAAATTAGGAGTATAGGCGGGACTCGAACCCGCATAACAGGCACACAGACCAATGGCGCTCTGCGGTTTTACCATTAAACTACTATACTTTAGGGAAATTTTGATGTAGAGAGGAAATTACATCATATCGTCATTCCATTCGTTCTCACCGCCAAAGTCCTCTTCAGCAGTAGAGCCACCGGCTAACATCTCTCCGTCTTCGAGCTTCTGAAGATTATTCAATCCAGCTGCGATGCCTTTGGATGAAACGTTGAAGGCATAGAAGTTGATTGATGCACGGCCATAGCAACCACTGTAGAACTCTTCTTTGTTCATGATAGGATTGAGCTCCTTATCCATGATGCTTGGCTTGCGCTGGCTATTGGCATTGATGAAGTACATGCCTTCGAATGCTGGGTCGTCGCCGCGCTCATCATCGCCGTCACGCAGAGGCAACTTGAGGTTTGAAGGTATCTTGCCGTTCTTGTCTGCAAGCTTGGCTTTGCCTGCCTGCTTAGCTGCCTCGATAGCCTTATTAATCTTTTCCAAAGTCTTAGTATCTGTCTTAGGAATAAGAATACAGATATTGTACTTAGGAGTATCACCCTCATTCATAGCCGTAGGCTCGAACACGTTCACGTAGCAAAATCTTACTTTACCTGTTACAACTTTTGTTGAATTTTCCATTTTTACTTAATTTTAATTATTATACTTGAGTTGTTACGCTTCTTCTGCGAAGTCTAGTTGTGCTTGATTATAACCCATCGCTGGTCTCTTGTCTTCAAGCGGTACAAGAGTAGGTTTGCCTTGAGGTTTTACAACCACATCAGATAGAATTTCTTCAAAGCGCTTTTTGCCTACTATCTTCTCAATAGAAGTAATTGGCTTAAGCTTCATGTTGAAAATTTCATCTTCTAATAGCTCAGGGCAACGAGCAAAAATTGCATTAGAAGCTTGGTCTTCATCAACCCATTTGCGTCTGCTTATACCCTCAACTAGCTTAAGACCTGGCCATTGCTTATTCTCTTCTATAGCTTTTTTCTGTGCATATTCTGCGATAGAATTAGCCCATTCTACAAGCTTAGGAGTACGGCGAACAATATCGGCAATCTCATCATCTGTAAGAAGCTCGGGTTCAGCAAATTCATTCTTTGCTATTTCCATTTGCTGCTCATACAACTTTCTACATTGATTGCGCACAGCACAAAATCTACACCAATCTCCGGCATTAAGTTCACCTTCACCATTAAATGCAAGTTGTGCCTTTGGTTTAAGCTCTTCTTCAGCCCATTTGCGAAGCTCTTCCACAGATATTTGCCATGAAGATATATTGTTGATGCGAGGTTGCACAATCGTCAATCGTACCTCAGATATATCATACATAGTATCATATTTCTGTAATGCTCCAAGCCCATAAAGCATAAGTTGCTTATTCCATTCAGCATATACTGGAACACCTTTTCCATATTTTAAGTCAATAACTTCCATAAGGTTGTCATTGATAACAATACAGTCAGCTGTTCCAAAGCTTTCAGGCACATATTCTGTCAAATCGAGTTTCTGCTCAATTTCCATGATGGCTAACAGATTTTCAGTTTTTGCTTCAGCTAATTGTTCTGAGCAATAATCCGTATAGATAGGTACAACTTCAAGCATTTCCTCGCTGAACAGGTCATTTGCCATTATCTCTTCGAGCCTTTGGTCAAAGTCTTGCTCACTAATGCTATTAAGTGTATCTTTTCTCAGGTAAAGCTCTGAGAGCTCATGAGCTAATGTACCTTCTTCTGCATATACCGAAGACTTCTTTTCTCCGTATTCATCTTCAAGCTTGGCAGACGGAGTACAATTCAGCCATCTTCCTGCTCCAGAAGCCGAGAGGAGTGCATGACTCCTCTGACTATGTTTCTGTGGTTTAGTACTACTTGTCGCTTGAGCCATATTCTTTTATCGATTTTGCCAAATAACAGCATTGAATAGCATACTGAGCATAAAGCTTTGGATTTTCTCTGCGAAACTTCTGAGCTGCTTTTTGCAATTTCTTTGTACTCGACATAATTACAGTGACTCTAAGAAGTTATACATTTCATCATACTTAGCCGGGTCAAGCCTTGTTACACTCGGAGCCCCAAGTTCATTGAGTTTTTGCTTGATTACGTCGCGATGCTCATTGACCTTCTTTGCAAGCATTCCGCGAACATCCTCAATGCTCTTAGAGGCAGAAGAAGCAGCCGGAGCAGCAGGTGCTGAAGGAGCAGGCTTGGCAGCGCTCTGAGTCTGGGCAGGTGCTGCAGGCTGAGGAGTAGGTTTTGCAGGAGCTGGCTTTGCTGGCGCAGCAGGAGCAGGTTTAGAAGCCGAAGCAACAGGTGCTGAAGGAGCAATAGCATTACCAAACAATGAAGTTAAAAACTTCTGCGTATTTTCAGATAGGTTTACGCTAACCTCAACAGAAATTTTAATGGTTTCCATTTTCGTAATTTTTAATGAAGTTATCTAAATAGTTAATAAACTCGTTTACTGTCATATCTGGTACGTTTGAGAGCTTTTGGTGGATAAGCTCATTATTCTTATATATAGATACGTACACGCCTTTATAATTCAGCTTTACTTTATATTCGCCTTTCAGCATTGTTAGGCATCCATCTTCAGATGAACCTTTCCAAGTATTTGCTGAAAACAAATCAGTTACTAACACGCCAATATGATTGGCCAGTCGCTCTAACTGTATAACATCCAAATTGGCTTCACCCTTTAACACACGGTCAAATGCCTGTTTCGGATATTTAACAGTAGGAAATAACACCTTCGCTAAATCTTCCGTATTTAGCTTGTAGTGCTCAATTACATTACCTATATTAAATTGTTCCATATTTTGGTGAATTTTATTATCTTATTTTCGATATGCAAATATACAAACTATTCTCGAAAGAAAAAAAATTTTCCATTATTTTTTGAGAATTTATTTGTTAAAAATAATTAAACAGCAATTTTAGTGCGGCTTTGAAATTGCCGTAAACAAAGAAACAATAGAAACAACGCCCCTATATATTTCAAACTTAATTTCTTAATTTCCGATTAACATTAATGTTAATAAGAAATATCGGCTTTTAATACGAAAAGATTTAATGAAATTATTGTTTCTTTGTTTACAGTATATATAAGTAATTAATTTTGAGCACTTTAGGCGTAAACAATGACTTGTTTATATTGTTTCTGTTGTTTACCGCTTTATGAAGTATTTTGCACACAGCCATATAATTACTAAGGCTATGGCGGTTATCAGGTATTCACCAATATTAATTTTTATCTTTTGCCATTTAGTAAGCCGAGCTTCTACAGGGTATGCAACTTGAATTGTATCAACTTTTTCTCGCCAGAGAGTATCATGCTTTTCTATGTATTTATACAAGTATTTATATTTACTGAGATACACGGTATCGCCTTTGTGCTCTACATAGATTGAATCTCTATGATATATGCTATCAATTTTGGTCTGAGATAAGTAAGTAGTATCTCTTTTCGTTGTTTCCACGGGCACATATTGAATTGACTTACAGCTATATAATATAGTGGCTAAAAATATAAGTGTAATTATTCTCGCTAATTCTCGCATAATCTTTGAGTTTTATTTGTTATTATTCATACTTAATATAAAAACCATTCTCGCGTATAAGAAATTATTACGAGAATGGTTTTTATACACTTCAGAGGTCTTTATACTCGTACTTAGCATCAAAGCTGGGGCATGCCTTAGCTGCAAATTCTCTGTGTCCATGAATAGTAGCATTTGGGTATTTTACCTTTAAGCTTTTCAGCAATTCGAGTAAAGATTGCTTTTGAGCCTCAGTGCGCGTATCTTTAGGAGTTTTACCGTCTTTAGCAACGCCTCCTACATAGCATATTCCTATAGAATTTGCATTTTGACCTGAGCAGTGGGCTCCAACTACACTTTCATCTCTGCCTTTATGAACAGAGCCATCGAGCTCAATTACATAATGGTAACCAATATCTTTCCAATGATTGCCATTAACATGCCAATCTCGAATAGTTTCGGTTTTGACGTCTTTTCCTTCAGGCGTTGCAGAGCAATGCACTATGAGTTTATTGATTTTTCTCATTTTTCTTTATTGTTAAGAGATACTTGTTTTACTATTTTATTAAAGACTTCGTTGCCTTGTTCAGTAGTAGCTGCTTGAATAATCTGCTTAATCATATCTGGAACATCTCCGGCATGCGCTTTTCTTCTTTTGCTATTTTCTAATACAGATTTGCCTTCTATGCAAAGTATTGCTAAAGCACAAAGCATAGTTGCAAATGGCAGTATATAAAATGATAGCAAGCTTCCTAAAGCATCTACCATAAATGCAAACATGAGAACTCTAGCATAATCGCCTATTTTTACAACAGTATGCCTAAAGCCATGAGACATAAGCTTTTCGCCTAAAATCTTTGCTGTTAATGTACCACTCCAAAAATCAACGATACACGCTATAGTAGAGAAAATCCAGCATATAACTATTATTACCACTCTAACAGTTATAAAAAACATAAGAGCTTCTAGGTCTTTTGCTTCAATCAATTCTAGCATAGCATTTTCCTTGTTATGTTATAAAATATGTTTCTTATAATTTCACCAACTAGATAACTGGCACTTTCGCTATAAGGACTGAAATTCAACGTTTTAGCAATATGCTTTTCGATGTGGTCTACTTCATGAGCAAAGCTATTGAAAAATTCCCAAATATCAGTAGTTTTTGATACTACTATTGCGCTACGTTTATATTTAGGATTGCTATAAGCTATTCCTATATTACGCCTATTTGAGTATAAAATTTCTTTAGCTCTATTCAAAAATCGTTTACTGCATCTTAAGCTATACAACTCATCTATTATTTTTTCTGCATCACCGGCATCTGTCATTATAAAGTACGATATGCGCCAATTAGCATAGTTTTCAAGATAGAATTTTCCTGCTATCATAGAATTTCTTCCAATCTACAGCTATACCTCTGGATGTCATTTTAGCATCCCATTCACGCATTATTTCTCCATCGCCTGCATCTACGTCGTCAACTACGTCTTTTACGTACAAAGCTAAATGCTGCTCATCGGTAATACTGCTTTTAAGCAAATCAGCTTTTCCCATATTAGCAACATACACATAGTCATAGTCTACGTTATTTTCTAGAGTCACACCATATTTTGCAAGCATAGAGTCGACTTGGTCTTTTGTAAGAGGCTCTATTTTCTCTGTCTTACCGGTAGAAACATTCTTTTTGCGCATTAGACTTACTGCAAAATCGCATGCCTTTTTATTAAAGTGCCATCCATGAAATCGAAGGTATTTTCTCATTTCCATTGGTATGTCATCATACATATCAAGTGGTAATCTTTTTCTTGTTGCCATATTATTAAAGTTTTTTAAGTAAAAGAGGCCGTACTCATTAAGCACGGCCTCAGTTGAAATTAGTTATTAGTAGCGGCGTCCTCGACCGTATCTACGACGACCATATATACCGGTGCCGGGTACACCTCGACGCTCGTTGTAGTCTTCATCGTCGTCATCGTCGTCATCGTCGTCATCGCGGTAACCACCTGTGCCACTGCCATTACCACCGCTGCCACCGTAGCGCTCATCAAACTCTTCTGACTCAAGAATTTTAAGCTATTATTTAGTTGATTAGTGATATACATCTTCTATCACAGGCTCAATAAGACTCATGCTTACATATCTAATCATTTCCGATATAACTACATTAGCTATTTTCTTACCTCCAGTTGGAGCTGGATGTACTTCTACGGACAGATGGTTCATTATTTTAGTTATTAACTTTCGAATCATCATAATTTACATTTTTGTATCTTCGATATAAGGACTGGCCAGATCCATAAGAACATATTGAATCAAAGCATCAATGACAACGTTAGCTATCTTCATACCTCCTGCGGAATTTGGATGAACTTGATCCTGCAAATACGTTGTGATATTAAGTGTCGATATTCCACTTAATGCATTTACATCAATAACGGGAACAGAATATATTGCACATACTTCTTTTATCACACTCCCGTAATCTTGTATCGTCAATCCTATATTATTTTTATAAGGATAATCGGCATTATTATGAGAATTGTAAAAATTATGTGGAATGCAAGCGAAGATCTTGGCATCTGGCAATCTTTTGATAATCTTTCTCAACATTAGTCCATAGGCATATTTTAAATGAGTTTCGTCCTGATCGTCAAGTTCCCCGATTTGGGCATTTGCCGTGATATCATTAGCAGAGGCATATATAACTAATACATCCGTATCGGTCGGAATAGTATTTATTCGTCCGTCATCACACATATTATCCTGTATAGTGATAGTTCCTTCCTCAGGATGAGCGGCATTATAGTAGCCATTTTCATCCACCTTTTTGGTTTGTGGAGAAATGGATGTAACCTTGGAGCCTCCGATACCTCGACAGTAATGCGTTGAGAATTGAAAGTATTTCCATACATACTTCTGCCACGAGATCAGCTCAACGATAGAATCTCCAAACGAGCAGAATTTCTTCCCCTTATACGCCATATTGATTATTTCATTTCTATCTAATTTTACATTTCTCACATTTTGCGGATTGCAAGGGTAATAATTCAACGAGACAAATGGGGAGTCCACACTGTTGAAATTAAAAATTATATATTCCCAATTTTTTTCACCTGTCATCGCCTCCCTAAAGGTTTTTGCTTGACTGCCCTTATACCCAATCCACGTACCATCTGCTGCATACACGGCAACTGAAAATGCATTGGTAAAAACAGATGTTATGTTGTCAACGATTCTAATCAATCGTGTAGTATTATATGACTCATTAGCTTGTAACGAGCCATTTACATTATTATATCCTTTTATAAGATTATTTTCAGTGATTAAATTTTTATTGTAATCTATTTTCGGTATTTCTGTTATACCAAACTCTACAGGAATGAAGTTTTCCTCAAAAGAAAGATAATAAAAATCTCTCTCTTTATTATTCCAAGCCCTGCAATATGATGCTTCTGATGGTATTTCTCTTTTTGAGATATTCTTTCCCGTTGGAGCACCCATATTAACCGTGCCAAGCAGCGTGCCATTATCTTGATAAAAAGAAACTGAATATGCATTGGTATAGACATATTCTTTCCCTACCGGTATATCAATTTTTTCTATGAGAACTCCATTCCCATTTACAATATTTCCAGAACCGTCTATCGTTTTGTTTATAAACAATAGTTCATCATATACCTTGTTGATTGACACATCCTGCAACGTGTGTCGTATTTTCATCAAGTCGTTTTGAACTTCTTCAAGAGAGTCAATGGTTAATACTTCGATCCAATTCTTGTCATTTATCCAATTTGAATTCTCTACACTATCAGAATTGTATATTTCAATTGTGAACCTGTCTTCGTTTTGATACGATAAGATAAATCCTTTTTTCCGGTTAATATAGTCTATCGACAACCTCGTACTAGCCTTGTTTGAATCATACACAACAGAATCGTACATGTAAGAATCAAGTGGTATATAATTACTCGTTTCAGAATTGTACAGATATACCCTATATCTGTTTGCTGAATCTCTATAAGTGAAAACCAATCCGATTTTCTTACTGTAAGTATTATTCGGCAGAGCATTTCTTGCAGAATCAGGCGTATTGTAATTATTGCCGGTTATTGCCGTGATGTTGATGAAGGGAAGTTTGGTCGATGGCAGCAATGGGCACCAGAATAAATCATCGCTCCAATATTGATCATCCATAGATGTTCCTATATACATTTCAACAGTGGGTTCCCCAGTTGTTCCATTCCTATAACTTAAAATCTTTCCGGTTTTACGTGATGATTTCAAGACCTGAAGTCGTGTTGTGCAATTATCTGCTTTATAATCTATGGCAAAAGCAGATTTTTTATCCAATTCAGAAAAATGTTGCTGTGTAGCAAATCCACTGGTCTTTTTAACCCAACTTCCTTTCCATTCTAGAATAACGGCCTCTCCAGACGACGCTATTTCTATACCATTAAAATTGGAGTATGTTCCAGACGTTGTGGCCAAATAAAATACATTGCCATCAGGAGTACCCGGATTTGTTGATGGTGTAGCAATTCCGGCAAATGTAGAATTTTCTCCTACAGAACTTACTATATTATTAAGTACATTCTGTAATACTTGCCCAGTAATCTCTTGATTACCATTGTTTTTTATAACGCTGGCAATAGCTGCTTTTAATGTTGTCCAGTGTGCCATTTTTATTCTATACTAAAATCGTTATTATAATCTTCATTAAAATCTCCACCAACTAATTTAGGAGTATAACCTCCTATATTAGCTATGACAGTATCAGTTTCAAACTCACATTCAACTGCTGCTAAATCTCCTTGGTCTTCCCATTCGGGCTCCATGCTAAATGTAGTCAAATCATAGATTTGCAATTTACTCGTAATTTGTTTATTTTCACATAGTCTTACAATTCTAAGCGCATCACATAGATATTCTGGAGCTATAAAGGTGAATTTATATATTTTCTTGCTTACTTGACTTTCAATGAAAGTATAGCCCATCCGCTCAGTAGCTTCTTCCTCAAAGTCATATTCTGGTTTACCAACCTGAGTATTTAAGTAGCATCTAAATTTGAAATTATCAGAAAAATCTACTATGCCATTTTTAAGCTCAAAGTTATATGAGTTGTAATACTCAAGAAGCAGATAATCGTCTACCTTATTAGTTACAGTAAATATGTCAGAGTATATAGTTCCTAAGCCTGATATTGAAATAGCTAGATAATATAAACCTTCATGCTTTATTTCAACTATAGGAAGAATACCGGGATATTTAAGAAGTTTGAAGCCAGTATATGACTTGATAGTCAGGCCATTTTCTTTCATGCTTGCCGTTATGTCTGTATACTTGCCAGTGTTAAAGTTATAAAGCCTAACCCAGCCTACAGATGTTCCACTTCTAAGAACTGCTTGAAATGGCAATAACATATTCTTATAGGTTATTAGCGGATAAACCTGGCCAAATGTGTAGTCTTTACGATGATTTTGCAGAGCAATATTATCGTAGAACGGTAATGGCGATATGTTATTGTTTACTAACTTCATACTACGAATATACTAAAAATTTCCGTGATATGAAAATTTCTTAACAAAATTTAACCTATAATTTTATTGAGGCCGGTAAAGTAAATTTATCTTTGCCTGTCTAGTATTTACATTGATAGACATTTCATCTATTTTTCCATTCCCAAAGGAGGTTTTAATAAGTTCCAATTCATCTAAATCTTCTTCTGTAGGAAATTCTATAGTGTGCTTCATGCATTTTTTAATATCTCTTGCGTATATATTTCCAATTACATTAGACTCTAAGTTTGATGCTGGCATATCCCAAAGATAGAAATTCTGCAAGTATATCCATGAGGCATACCAATTCTGAGCTACAGCTGTATAAATGTCTTTGTTTTCATCGACAAGGCCATTTACTGTTATTATTGGCAATTCGAGAGTAGAACCATTTTTAACTGGGCATAATAGAGCAAAACCATCTTCAGAAAAATTTGAAGGGTTGAATAACATATAGTCTACATCAGATGAAAACTGACCTATATTTATTTCTTCTGTTTTATCTTTTTGAATATAGTTAGATTTAACATCAATAGTATTACCGCCAAACAAGTCTGTTACGTCATCCATCCAGGCAAATTCGTATCGCTGATTTAAGTCTGACTTATCATATTCTATTTCAGATTGAAAATAAGACGATAGCTTTTTATTAAACTGGTCTGTGAGCTTTGTAAAATCAAGCTGATAATTTGATTTGCCAGAATAACTACCACCATTCATAAAGAAATATATGTGCTCAATTTTAAATTTATTGTCTTCTATATACCAATAACATCTAAAGCAATCACGCAACATTTTCATAAGCTCTTCGAGTGAAGTTTCAGCTTTCTGAGCAGGCTGGTCATAATCACCTTTTAATATATTGGTTTTTTGTGTAATATACACATAAAATCTTGCTAATCCTAGTGGATTAGTTGTGCCATATAAAAATTGGCTATATTTTGCAGTTGGTTCATGTGATAGTGTAGGGTCTATTTTCTTGAGAATAGCCTTTATAGCTGCACCAATAGAATAACTATCTTTTAATACATATTGCTTTCTTAATTTTTCTTCAAAATATTCATAAAAACTATCATATACATACCACAGTGAAGCATTTGCCCATGAATTTTTGCTAATAGGCAAAGGTCTTCCTAAACCTGTACTACTAGGAATAAACTGGTTAGTAAAATACTGTCCGTAATCATTTAGACCATATTTTGTTGGCTCATCTACTGCTCTAGAAGTGCAAAAAAACATACCACCTTTTAAGCCAATACACTTTTTATAGTTTCTATTATCAGTAACAAAATCATCAGACGGCAAATTATATGTATTCTTTGTGCCTTCGGAGTCTGTTACCGTATCTACATCACAAAGCAGACGCCTATATATTCTATATGTAAACAAATTACTTATAGTACATGAGTTTTTAGCATTTTCCACATCTATTAGTTTAGAGGTATATCTTAAGTGTTTATCATTAGCGTAATCTCGGTCTTCTGAAAACAGCGTTTCATCATCGATATTAACAGCTGTTTCAGATTTATATAGTACTTTATTATCTGAATTTCTTTTTATCATAATAAAGTAGCTTACATCTGTAAATGGTGGTCGAGCATCAGGATTTTTCTCTAAATAGCAAGTATAACCATTCCAGTTGCTATAATAGCCATTAGTTCCGGCATATACGCCATTAACACCTGCTTTGTTAGAATTTCCTATGTAAAATTCATTACCAGATTTTATATAGGAAAAATAGAAGTTATTTATAAGCGCAGCATTGTCATCTATACTTTCATTCACATCATCTTCCCAATAGGTACCACCGAAGAAATTAGTTATAGAATTGGCACCACGGACATAAACTTGCATGAGTGAGCGTTTATGCAAGTTTATTTTTGATATTTCAGGAGCAAGTTTTATAAGGTCATAAGTATTTTCATATTTATTCATGACCTCTGTATAGTTATCTATTGTTGTAGTTTTAAGTTCACATTTCTTCTTATCATGGTCAAATTTACAATCAGTCTTACTAAATTCACCTCTATAATATTCAACCCATTTTTTGGAAGTACTGTTATATTTATCTATTATAAAAACAAGTTGGTCTTCTATGTTTGATTGACTTACTATTTCATAGTCAGTGCCAAACAAATTTATTTTTCCATCTAGCGAAATACGGAAAAATTCTTGGCCACTTTCTTTTGCATATTTCTTATTAAGCTCTTTGTAATGAGGTCTTACTTCTACTTTATCACCATCATTCTTTGATATGTAGAATTTATATTTTGGAGGTATCATATCTTTTAGTTTTTAATTATACGTTTAACATTCCTATGTTGCATTATAACAGTTCCATCTGGCATAGTATAATACCTTGTTTCATTCTGCTTTCTAATGCTTCGCACATCATCCTCAATTTTAGAGAGGTCAATACTATTATTAGAATTGAGAGAAATATTTAGCCTATCAGAATTACCAAATGCATTTAAGTACTTATCTTCGAATGTTCCTTTGTTGAAGCTATCTATTACATCTGGTAGTATCTTACGATATTTTCTTGTTCTTTGCTTATTAATGATAGCAAGAGCTTCACCACCTTCAGCTTTCATACGACGCTTCTTTTTATTCTCTACACCCAAATCGATGTCATTACCTGATGCGTGAGAACCTCCTTCCAAGAACTCAAGACCACCTTCACCATATTCTTCTGATTGACTTGCGGTTATCTGCTTAGCTTTAACTTTCGCAACAGCAAATGAGGTCCACATCGTAGCAATAGCAGCCAATGCAAGGGCTGGGCCGACGATAGGTATTGAAGAGAATGAGCTCCATAAATTAGCAGAAGCAGTAATAAGTGAAGATGCTTGAATTACAGTATTAAGATTTTCTTGACGCTTTTGGGCAGCAGCAAGCATTTTCTGTTTTTCTTGCTGGTTTTTCTTTTCTTGTTCAAGTTCTTTTTTAGCTGTTGCTACATTGTTAGCATATCCATTATTTCTTGCTTCTACTTCTGCATCGTAAGCACTCTGTGCAGCTTCTACTCTTTTTTCTGCAGCTTCTACAGCCTGTTCAGCTAATTCAACTTCGGCATCCATAATGGATTGAAGCTGTTCTATTACTATATTTACAGCATCTTTTAGGGCATCAATCTGGTTATCATCAAAGCCAAGTTTCTCAAGCAAAGTACCTCCTAAACCTTTTTTGCCAATATTCATTATGAAGTTATCAAGCTCAGATAATTCACGGTCTATTCCTTTTACAGTAGATTTAGCAGCCTCAATCTGAGCTTGACTCCAATCAAGTCCACCAGACTCAGCAAGTCTTATCTGTTCTTGCCATCTGGCTTTTTCTTGTTCAAGCTTAAATCGGGTTATCTCAGTTTCACTGCGCTTAACTTCATTAAATACAGCTTCATCAAGAGCTTGTTGCTCATCGAAGCTTGACATATTAAAACTACCAACAGTAATAGCCTTTTGTTTATCAAAAGATGCATTTATAGTGCTTGTAGGTTGTCTTTTAGCTTCTGGTAACTGAGCATTCTTAAGTAATGCTATTTGTCTTTCTACATCTAATCGCTTTAATGAATTGCTGAGTTCCTCATAAGAACCTTTTTTTGATACTTTACCTTCTAATTCTAACAACTCTAATAGCTGTTCAGCTTTTTGTATTTCTACATCTATATTGAGCAAATCTAGACTTAGAGTTAAGCCTTTTTGCTTGTTCTTTATAGCATTTTCTATATCATCTAGTGCTTTGATAGCTGTTTCTTTTTGGCTTTCTGTAAGCTTTTTATATTTTTCGTCTTGGCCATTCAGTATTTTTTGGATTCTAGAATATTTATCGTTTAAATCAGCTATTTCTTGATTGAATGATGCAAAGGCTTCAGCTCTGCGCTTCTTATTTTCATCCCTCTCAATCTCTGTACGGCTCTTTTGATATGCTTTTTCGGCTGCTAATGCCAGGTTATTTAGGCGGTCATCAGCGTCTCTTGGTGTACGATCTCTTTTATCTTTTTTGTGAGATTCTTCTAAGCCAATTTCTTTAAATAGAGCATCTGCTTGGTCTTCATAAAATTTCCATACGTTGAAATAGCTTTCAACATCTTTTTCAAGAGCATCTGCATCTTTTTGTAAACTTTCTACATTTCTCTGTCTCTGCTTTTTTAATCTAGTTTCAAGTGACAAATCAGAGTCTGGTCCAGAAATGCCGCCCCATAAAGCTTTAAAGTAATTTATAGTTTTGTCGAAAAAGCCGTACTCACGCACTTTTTCAAGTTCAGCTTTATTTTCTGCAACTAATAGTTTTTGGTATTGCTGGGACACAACATTCAGCGCAGCTTCTGCTTTAGCTCTTGCTTTATATGCGGCCACTACAGATTCAGTATTATCTACAAAAGCATTATTGGCGTCATTTATACTATCAATGGTGATGCCTAATTTACTGAACTCTTTTTCATTATCTTTAATCCACTGTGTTTGTGCTTTTATATTATCCCCTAAATCTTTCCAATTTTCAGATAATCTTCTTAATACTGCTATCTGCTGGCCATAAGACCCTGTAGACCCTTTTCCTAGCTCATCATTTAAGTCCTCTAAAGCATCTTCAAAAGATTTAGCTGCACCTCTACCTGCTAACGTTTTATCAATCCATGTGATAATTTCTTTACCGTACATAGAGAATACAGTAAGTAAAACTATTAGTGCTGTATTCCAACTAAACAGTGATTTTACAATTGACTTTGTTACACTTACAGTTTCTTTACCTTCTGCAGCTAATAGCTCATTTTGTCTTCTTAGTCTGTTAATTTCATCAACTACCATAGGTATATTATTTGATATACCTAAGAAGAATGTATTAAGCGATACAGCTGCAGCAGGTAATTCTCGTACTACTTGAGAAATAGAAATACCTAAGCCATCCCATGTTTTTTGGTAATGACCTACAGACAATCTATAATTACCTGTCGCTTCTTGCAATTTTATCATTTGCTGATAAATTGCATTTGTTTCAGCTTCAAGCTTTTTACCAGAGTCAGCAGCTTCTCTCTCAGCTGCAGACATCTGATTAAGTCGTATTTTATTTAATGCATATTGAGCTGAAAGTCTATTATAAGAGCCTTCTGCAGAATTAGCAATTGTAGCTTGTAATTGAGCAATCTGATTTGCTTCTCGTATTTGAGTTGAATAGAGTTTAAGCTGCTGATTTTCTTCTGACTGAGCATAGGCAAGTTTCTCTTGAGCCTGAGCTAATGGGTCTACTGTAGCTTTCTGCTGTTTTCTAGCAGAAGTAAGCTCAGCAATCTTAGCTTTTAACTCAAGTAATCTTTTACCTTCATCTGACTGTAAATAAGCTAATCTTTGCTCTGCCTTTTCTACTTCAGACAGAGTTTGGATATGAGGCTTCATTTGGTCATCAAGGGCCTTAATCTGATTTTTTAAATTAAGAATATCATTGAGTAGCTGTTGCCCTATTTCGCTATCTGCTCTTTCTGCATCTGTAAGAGACTTATACAGCGATACAGCCTCTTTTAAGTCAGATTTAAGCCTATCATAAGACGATACAGCCTGTTGCAAATAGCGCTGCTGTTCTACAGTAGTTCTATTTGCATCTGCTGTTTGAGCTTTAAGCCATGCTATCTGTTTACCGGTATCTGATATAGCGAGCTTAAGCTCATTCTGTGCTCGTTCAAGCCTTGATGTAGAAGCTGTAGCTTCATCAATGCTTTTACGCCCATCACTTGTAGCTCCACTAACAGACTTAAGAGCATGCACAACTCTATCTGCGCCTGCTCTTATAGCATTCACCATGACTTCATACTGCTGGTTGAGTTCTCCTAATTGCTTTACAAGCTTTTCAATAGAGTCATCCGGCTGTATTATATCACTATATTTTATCTTATCGTCTTCAGCCATAATTATTTCTTATGTTTATTACGTTTCAAACTCTTTGCCTCGGCTTCTGCTTGAGCTTTTATATTATCAATAGCATTATAGAATTGAAGCACTGTCATCTTTCTAGCATCCATATTTGTTTTTTGAGCTATGAGTAAACAAGTACTTTCAAATTGCTTATCGTATTTAACCTCAACAGACTCACTTCCTATAAATACTTTTGGCGTATGCATATTTAGCATCATTGTATCTATTAGCTCTATTTGTTCTGTATTATCAGTATCATTTATAATAGAGTCTAATACAAGGAGTGTTCTATTTTTAAGCTTATCATAAGCTTCTTTTTCCTTTGGATTTACAAAATCACCCGGAAAGTAAGTTTCTAGTTCACTTGTGACTTTTTTTTTAAGCCACAAGAGAAAATCTATGACTTTAGAATGCTTAACTTCTTTAAGGTCCTGGAGTAATTTTTTAAGCCCATCATCTGACAAGTCATTAACTTCTTTTCCATCCACACTGTGTATAAGAGCAGCAAAAGCTAAATATTTCGGCGATATTTCACTGTTTACCATGTAGATATTCTGCCGCATATTTTGCAATTCCTGCAAAGCTTTTTTGGCATTATTGCTTTTAATGAATTTAGCAACACGGGTTATATGGGCATCAATATCATCTGCATCTGAGCCAATTCCAGAGTCTATAAGCAAATACTTATTGTACTTCTGAAAATTTACAATGGGCATTTCATCTATGCTGTCATATACCCGTACGACTTTTTTATTTACTATCAGGTTTTTCATATTAAAATTCGCGTTATAGGGGTTGATATGATAGGAATAAGTATAATACTCATCTCGTTAAAGAAAATAGCGAGAATGATAGCGAGAATAAGCGATGTCCAAAAACTTAAGCAAAAGTCACAATCGAATAATTGAGAAATAAGCTTAGGAGCTCTGGTAATTATCTCATCACGCGCACCGAGTTTTCCAATTAGCAAAATAGCAAATGCTGCTGCTAAGGCTATATATATTAAAGCCGAAAGCATTGTTATAAAATATATCGTTGACATAATTCTCTAGTTGTTAAAGTAAATTCAATTCGTATTCCTGCATAAGGGTACATAAAGAATTGTTTATCAATATCTTGTATACCTTCTCCTTTATAAGTATAGTTATTATAGATTTTCTCTATTGAATAACCTTTGTATATATTTTCAAAGCGCTCGTATATATCATTGATAACAAGTTTACCTGTAGTTGTAATAATACCAGGCGTTGTTAGTACTCGTATTATTTCATCTTTAATTTCCTCAGTATGAAGTACTGTTTCATCATCATAGATACTACTTAAGTCATACCAAAATATAATGGCTCCACTGAAAGTATACTGAGGCAAAGATTGTACTACTTGAGTAATCTTCTGTGGGTCATATATATCAAACCATGAAAAGTTACCAAAATTGTCATTGGGCAAAAGTGACACATATTCTCCATTGCCATTATACATCGCAGGATATATAAACTTATTACCATCTGGCCTATGTTCTACGAGCTTATATGCTCTACCAAATGCATAATTAAGCCACTTAAGTCTGTTCATAAGTGACTTTTGCATATCCTGTAATATCTTATCAAGCAATACAGGGTCTTCCTTAAATCTTATTTGTACTGAGTTTTCCTTCATTTCCTTATTGCCTGTTTTAATCGTTTAACTAATTCTTTTCTTATATGAGAACGAACTATTCTGGTAAAGTTTTTATCCGTTAAGCGAAAAATCTCTTCACCATATTTCTCAATAAGCTCAGGTGTTTTTTCATCACTCGCAGTCACATAAAAACCTTCTGAGTCAAATACTACAAACATAGACTCATGAAAAGCACCTGTGTCTCGCAATGTGACCCTTGTAGTAGGCTGACCTTTTTTCTTTTTTATTTGTATGGTTTTAGGCTTGTATGGCATATAATCCATTATCTTTTCACCTCTACCGTTGATACCACGACGATATAACTGGTCATCTGCTATAGCTGATACTATTACGTCTTCTTTGTCACGCACAATATCTTCTAATAGCATAGGCAAGCTATCCTTAAAACTTCGCAACCTATATTCCAGATTGCGGAGTGTCGCGTTATATCGTTTTACAGCCATACTTATACAGTTCTATATTTAATGCCATTGTTTCGGCATGGCAAACATACTCTATCAATTCCAGAAGTACTTAGCTTAATGGCCTTGAAAGCCATATCTAGCTGATAACTTAAACCTGATTTTTTCATAGAAGAAGAATCACCATCTACTTCATATAATATATCAAGTCGAGAAGCATTGATTGAATGCCTATTTGTCCTTACGCTAGAGTTATATGCAAATTCGCGTAACATATCTACGGCTACCTGCTTAGCTATGACATCTTGAAACATCATTCTCTGCTCAACTATAAAGTCTGTAATATCACAGCTTACAGTAACTTCTAAGTTTAATCCGTAGTTATTATCATAGGTATATTGATTGTTTTCAACGTCCCACAAATGTAAGCTTTCATCTTCTATACTTATAAGTTCTTCATTTACGAAGAATGGATGAATTTCAAGATATTTAGACCATGCCATCCAAGCAAGTAATTCTCTACGCGAGCATGAGCCACAGGGCTCTTTTGACCAGTCTTTATTTTTTCTAATAGCTTGACTTCCCTCTGGAAGTTCAGACTGAAAATAGCACAAATACCAACTTCCTCCTGCATCATTATCTTCACTTTGATATGGCAAATAGAAGTCATCGACTGTAAACCATTCAGCACTATTATCTCGTATCTTATTAAGCTTTATAATCTTTACTGGAGCATCCATACTTGAATGCATAAGATACAAAGTATATTCTCCAGCTTTAGTAAACTGAAGGCATATTTTATTTATCTTTGCGGTTACACCTTTTGCTCTTACTGGTACAATTTCAAAGCCAACTAGGTTTTTCTTATTCTTTACAGTATCTACTAATCTACCTGTTCCATCAAACAAAGTACGACTTTCGCATAATGGCTTGTTTGTTCCTTCTACCGTTTTTTCATTGCAGTATCTAGCAATAGCCTTTTGAATGCTTGCTTTTGTTTTGCTCTCGAGCCATTCAGAAAATAAATTGGTTTCAACCCAATACTCAGACTCAATATCGGGCTGTTTTCCTTGTGCTTTTTGAAGCGCTTTATATTGTGTTCCTTGATAATCAACTACATTGCCTTTGCTATATTCCTTTTCAGAATTGTATTCTGAAAAAGTGATATTCTTAAAGTCCGGAGCAATACATGACATATTCTGCAAAGTCAGCAAAGGATGAATTTGTTGAAAATATAGGCCACTTTCACTCACGGTTAAAGCATCAGATATTTTTAAGTCTGATGTATCATAATTCTGCTCCCATCCAATAAGGTGTAACAGTTTTTCTTGTATATCGTTGGCTCTAACCATAATTCTTAATTTTTAATGAAAAATAGGAGGCCACTATCGCCTAGTGGCTCAGTGTGCCTCCTACCAAAGCTAATAACAACTCAAAGATTTGCTATCGGTCTATCATCCTCCAACTCCTGCAGAGGCCTCCTTAGTGTTAACCGGATTGTCTTCTGTGTTCATAACAACTACAGGCTTAGCATAAACAGCATCTTCGCTAGAAACATTAAATGAAAGAATAGGACTAGGCAAAGTAGCTCCATCGCTGTTATAAGCAGTGATAAACGCTACATCAACTGCAAATCCGTAATGTTCCTTACGAGTACGTGTCATATCAGCCGTAGCAGCTCCTGCAATAGCATTATAGTCTCCTACAGAATCATAGAAGTATGTACCAACAGGCATGTTAATAACAGGATAAGTAGCAATACCCCACTCGTGGCCATCACCTGAAATAGTTCCGAGCAAGCAATCACGCTCATAGCGCAACAGCATTCCAAGTGAACCTGCATTCACGGCATAGCCTTGTGCATATTTACCACCAGCTGCTGCAATGTTGTTCGTCAAGTGAATAATCTTGTTGCCAAACTCATTTTGCTTGTTTACGTCGTTGTACAAACCATGTTGCTGCAACTTGCGCATGATACTCTCAACTCCGGGGTCGCCGATAATATGCAATTGGCCATAGAAGTCATTTGCTCCCATAAGTACCTCGAGGTCACCAAATACGTTTTCACGCTCTGTCCACTTTGCATTCAATGCATTAGTTGAGAAATCATACAACAGCTTGTTCTTAAGAACCTTAGTTTTATCTGCAGCCAAAATAGCCAAAGCAGCTTCATCGAGTTTCTTTGCGACAGCGTATGCATACTTCATCAACTTAGTGTCAAAGTCGCGCTGAATACCAATTTCGTTGTTCATGTACATTGCCGGAGCAATAGTAAAGCCCCATGAATAGGTAGCAAACGTGATGTCAACAAATCGAGAAGTGTTTTCGCTATCAGCAATTGTCAAAGAGCGAGTATTACCAATAGTAACATCTGCGTCATAGTCAATTACTGGAGTTTGAAGAGTTGTACCGATAGAAGTACGGGCCTTCTCTTTCAACTCGGGGGTTAAAATACCTGTAGGGTCATTCGACTGCACCATAAAAGCATCGAGCGCGCCGTACCTACTTGCACGATACTCATACTTATCCAATCTGGAATTAGCAAGAGTGTTCTGAATACGAGTTAATACTAAGCTCATAATTTTTAGTTTTTAATTTGTTAAACATTTTGCTATATGGTGCATTACCCTTTTACGCCTAATAGCATTTTTTAATTTCTCTTCTTTTTAGGATGTGCCTTTTTATCTTATTGGCAAAGTTGCCACGTTGTTTTCGTTTCTTATTTCTGTAAGCTTTTCTCCAAACTCTGAAGAGTCACGAGTTAAGCCGTTTGCAAGAAGATGAGCTTCAATTACTTTGTCTGCTTCAAGCTGAGTTCTTACTCCAGTCAAATCAAGTGTTCCTCCTTGACCGCCTTGTCCCTGAAAACCTCTTGTACCACCACCTGTTTGTTTTCGACCTGCATCGATTACATCTTTCAAAGATGTTTCCATAACAAGCTCAGAAATAGTATAAGGATTAAGATTGTTTTTCGGGTTGTTAAGGATGTTTCCATCAGCTCCTCGAATAACAAGTTTCTTACCTCCTTGACCATCTTCTACAAAATCAGGCGTGCCCTTTGCCAAAATTTCAGCTTTTGCTGCATTAAGCAATGTTTTCTGAATAGGCTCAGTAATACCAGCTTTGAACTTAAGACCTGCAGTAGCAGCTTGAAAAGCATAATCTACGTGTACATCTTTCAGTTGCTTGTTAAATTCAGCTTCTTTTGTTTTGTAATTATCTTGCTCAGTTTTAAGCTTAGATTGAAGCTGAGTAACTTGAGCTTTAGCGTCTTTAAGCTGCTGAGTAAGCTCCTCATTTCCTGCATTTTTCTCGAGCTTTGTCTGCAACTCGGTTACTTTAGCATTAGCTGCATCAAGCTCTGCTTGTACCGTTTTTACAGACTCAGCTTTTGTTTTATATTCGCCGAGTACACGCTTAGCGTAATCATAGCTCTTTTCACCATCTCTCTTTTTTACTCCGGTAACATTGAAAATATCAGTATCGTATTGCCCATGCAAAGCACCAATTTTAGTACCAATTACCGTATTTTCATCATTTTTTGACATTTCAGCAATTGCTGTAAGCTGAGCATCAGAGAGACCAGCTAATGCTGAATTTTGTCGTAGCATCTCAATTGTTAACATAGCTTTGATATTTTAATTTTCTTTTGCAACAAAATCTTTTGCCTCTTCGTACGGGTCATGCAATACTTTCATTATAGAATAGCCAAGACCTTTGAAATTCTTTTTGAAAAGTTGCCACTCAGCAAATGTAAATAACTGAGTATACGGCTTGCTTTCTTCTTTTCCTGTTATAGGATTAAAACGGCGACCTTTTACAATCGACAGATGTACAAGCTTTTCAGTACCAGCTTTTGGCTCATATTCACTATTGCTAATAGATGAAGTTTTTTCTTCGAGAACATCCTCAATATCTACAACATAAAGAGCTGTAGCATCAAGGTCTTCTTGCATTGCTTCTGTCCACCTCTCATCTTTGCTTGATTTAAGCTTCTGGAGGCCAGCTTGATGTGCTTTAGCTGCAATATGAGCCCGCTTAAGTGCGTCAACAGTACTATTCTGCAGTTCCTGTAGTGTCATTTTCTGTAACATACTCTAAAAGTTTATTTGTTATTATATCAATTTTTTCTCTTAATGGCTTATTTGAAGCAAACTCAATTATGTTAATGTTTTCACGTTCAAATTTGTCGACTAAAGTACTAAAATTTATTTTAAGTTTTACCGATTTTTCATTCAATAACCCTTTTTCATACAATTTTAACACTTCATCCAGTGTTTTATGTGGATATGGTTCCAATTGCTTTAAGATGAGCATTCTCTGAAGTACCAAAGGATTATTGCGATACTCAACTTCAAGAATTTGTTGCGATATAGCATCTAGTTCTGAGTTAGACGCACCATTCTCCTTCGCTTGTTTGTACTTAGAATATAGCTCTGTTACTGTGAAAACGTAAAACTCTGTACCCCAGTTTACAGAAGATGATATGAAAGCACCTCCATACCTGAGTTTGCAAACAGTATCTTCGACAAATTTCTGTGCCAATTCAAAGTTGGTCTTTAAGGCATTGAGAACTGAGGTTTTGCTTTCAAAGTTAGCAGTTACCTGAGTTTCATTGATGGCTTCTTTTTCACTTACAGTACCACCTGAACCAACAACAGAAATTACAATCTCATTTTTAAGCCTTGCGCACTCATTGACATTATAATCAAGTGAGTCTTTATCGATAGTAGTTATCTGGACTGGGTTACGCATATCAGCTACACTTTCAGTCTGATTAGGAATAGGCACCTCCAAGAATGAACCAGGTCCAGCTATTCGCTTTTCGCTGCAGCAGGGGCATTTCTCCACTGTGCCATCATTGAGTATTTTGTACTCACCTTTGGCATTGCGAAGAAAGCCTCCGTCGCAGTAATCACCAGTTTCATTATTCTCAAAATTACAATCAGCCTCATAGGCGCTGTAAATAGGATACGGAGCATAAAGGTCGAGGTGTTGTTTGGATAAGGCAAAAAATAGATACCAATCCAAGTTTGATAGCTCCTTGGTGATTGGGTTTTTCTTGAGGTCCTTGTTCTTCTCATTGAGCTGTGTAGACCAAAAGAACCTAACCGGGCAATATCCTAAATCGTGTTGAGCTTCAGAAACTAATGACTGAATTTCATTCTTTTCGTTGAGTTGATAAACTCTTATAGAAGTATCATCAAATACAGCTATTCTGTGTTCTGGCTGATTAAAAACAAGCCATTCAAACAAGTTTTCATCTTGCTTAGAAAGCTGGTAATCGACTACAGCATCAATTTCAAGCCAATAAAAATATGGCTCAGGGCGTGATGTAGTTTGTACTTGAGGAAGGTCAATTACTAAAATACTATTGGGCGATACCTGCATTCGCTTCCATCCCATTGTCTTCCATACCTCTGGCTCATTAAGATTGCTTTTGCGATACAAGGCCCAGTCTTCTGCAAGCTCTGAGTCTGTAAACTGATATGAGCTAGATGAGTTACGGCTATAGAAAACTCTTTCGAGCTCTCTATAGACGTCCTCAACTACAGCAGGGGTTGGTAATGGGAATTTGAACAGCTGCAAGAATATGTTGAACTTATCTTTTGGAAGCAGATGCTTTACCCAATCTAAGAATACGGTAGTAGGTTGGTTAATATCAGATACAGCGACATTCGTCTCAGTATGGAACCTAAGACGGCGCTGCATATTTACAGCTTTCTGAATAACCTGTCTTTTAGACGGTTTTTGCAGAATTTGCTTTATCTGATTTAAGTCTAAGCCCATTTTCTTCGTCGTATAAATAGTTACTATCTTTTGGTAACTCCCATCCACCGTTTATGTTTGTGCCCATATCAAGAAGTCTTTCGGCATGCTGAATGCCGAAATCTTTCTTGATATTGTATTTAGGCACAACCAATGTTACGGTTTGTTCTTTCTTCTTTCTCATCGTTGAATGCTATATTAAACTTTAAAGCTTTACCAACATCCAATTTATAGTCTTTTACTTGCTCTTTGGAAGCTTTCAACTTCTCAATTTTAGAAATTAGTTCCTCATCATTAGCATAGGCCTCAAACTTAGAATTTTTTATACTAAAATCTAAAGTTGATATTCGTTGCGGTATTAATTCTTTGCCTATATATACTATAGACTTAACTTGTGGTGGCTGTTTGCCACTATTTTTATAGTTTTCAAACTTAGTTCCGCCAACAACTTTTAATATATCGCTAACTACAGCGTTGCCTATAGCGAAATCAGAGCTAAAATCGGAGCTGAAGTCTCCTTTCTAAGCAGACGCAGAATTAACCCAATCAGCCAACGGGTTAAAGTCCAAAGTTTCACGCTTGATAATGTAGAATTTATCACTCCAATTAGGAACGAAAGACCAACTAATAGCATTGCTATCAGGCTCTTCATACCCGCCAAGTGACTTATCACCTACAAAGAAGCTGTAAATAGGAATAGGCATGTACTTAGTAGGCTCATCAAGGTCATTTACCAAACAGCCAATGTTACCATTCTCATCAATAAGCCACACACCAATGGTTTCGCATTGATACTGCTTCATCTGTGCAATAACTTTTTGATTTTCCTGATAAATAGTTCCTGTAAAAGAAGTAGCTTCACGACCGATTGTAATAGGAATACCTCCTAATACCTGATTACCTGAACCAAAGGTACGAGCTGCGCCAGGCTCAGTAGTAGGTCCTTGAATGTACGGTGAAACTGTCATCTTAGTACCATCGGCCGCAGCAAACAAAGTAGAAAACGATGCTTTCTTAGTCGGGTCCTCAACAGCATTCAACGTTCCAGCAGTCTTATAGATACGCTGGAATGCAACTTTTTGAATTTGCCCCATACTTTCCTTGCATTCCTCAATTGTGAGGTCCGCAATATGCGCGCCAAGAGGGCATCCACAATTTAATCCCATATTATTTATGATTTTTATTGTTAATACTATCGAGCAGCTACTCTTAACTTGCATCGAATTACCTGTATTGTTCAGAAATAAACTTCTTTACTGTGTAAATATACTAATAAAAATTGAAAGCCGTATACTTTTTGACAATTTTTAACTAAGTATATTTATCGTCTCATTCTCGCACTATGTTCATTCAAGGCTTATGATTTAATCATTCATATATAATTAGAAGCCTAGAAATTACGAGAATAATGCGAGAATATGAATTATATTCTATTTTTAATAGTTTCGTATACCTTTTTAGTTATCTTATTAGAACGATAATATTCTTCTATAAATTTAGAAATTAAATATCTTTTTTCTATTTCACGGCATTCATAAGCTTCATTTATGGTATTAAATCTACCTACATACTTTCTTTTTCCATTTATAGTTATTTCTGCAAGATATTTTCCTCTGTATTTATCAAATTGTATACCTATAGGCAATTGTTTATCATAATATAGTCTTTTGGACCTATTTTCAAATAGCCTATTTATTTCTTTAGGTACAAAGCAACATGTTTCTGGTGAATATATTCTATTTCCTTCAACAAGAATATCTTTATCAAGTTCATACCCTTCTATATAATTCTCATCAAACCATTTTTTAAATGCTGTAAGGCTATGCCGCTCTTTGCATACGCTACAACCAATATATGCGGGATAGCGACTATGGTATTTAAAATCATAGCATCTTGAAAGCATACTCTGCCAAACTTTATAAAATTTAAGTATTTTTCCATTTACGTTTATTTTACCAACGTAATCATTTATACCTACATTATAAAGAAGCTTTTTAACCATTTTATCGTATTTTAATTTTTTTCGTAATTACTTTTCTAAGTCTCATCTCAATTACACCTGTGAGCGCATCTGGTGCATCATCATGAGCAGCCCTTCGCTTATTATCTTTACGATAAGTTGTAATAGCATTATAGAATTCACGCCATTTTTTATCCCAATTTTCTGGAAACGCTACATCTGAGTTAACAAGAGCTGAATTTGAAAAAATACGAGCAGCTTTATTTTTTGTCTGTGTAAAAGTATTTATGGCTGTTTTGAAATTATGCAAAGTAGCTCTTGTAATACGCTTTACATTTCTAGCAAACTGCCTACCACCATTATTGGACTCTATCAGACATTCTGTTATACTATTTTCTGTGAGCATTTTAGCCAACATTACTTCAGTTTTTTCCATGGGCAGTTGTGTGTATAGCACATCAATTACATATAGCATTTCTGGAGTATTTATAAAGCAAATTGCACATAAATAATCAGAGCCAGTATCAGCTGTATCAACGTAACACCATCTTTGATTAGCTTTAGAGCCTGATGGCAATTCTATATTTTGATATGTTCTAAACTCGTGATACATAAGGCCCTCAGTTGGCATAGGATTTTGCATATACTGTGTCTCAAACACCACTGGGTTAATCTCTCGTAGTTTATATAGCTCCTCAAGATTGTGCTTCATTGGCCAAAGAGCATGTTCTTCTCCTGTCTCAGGGTCTGTTTGTATAACTGGAAGTGATAAAACAGTCCATGTATCTGGCTCTATCTCTTGTAAATAGCCACAAAGGTCATGCTCATGAAGCCTTTGCATTATTATAATTATAGGTGTTTTACGCGAATTGACGCGGTTACGAATTGTGTTTTCAAATCGTTGATTTACGCGCTCTCTTACTAAATCAGATGCTGCATCCTCCGGTTTTATTGGATCGTCAATCATAATTGCGCCTTGGAATATATTTGTAGTAGCCCCAACCATTTTTAATAGTTCATTTGTGTGGTCATCAAAAACAAATACATCATTTCCTCCATCCATCGCATCAATATCTGAATCAAGGCGACCACTACCAAATCCTGTTACTTGACCTTGCGTAGATACAGCGTAAAGTTCTCCGCCTGCTTTAGTTTTCCATCTCTTAGCTGAGCCTTTCTCAGATGCAAGAGCCGAATTAGGAAAAAGAGTCTTATAGAGCTCTTCCTGCATGATATTTCTGATTGTTTCAGAATTATCATTCACAAGTATATCTGAATAAGATAGATGCAGAAATCTGCATCGCGGATTTAAGGCGAAGGCCCATGAGATAAATGATTTTATAACAACCTCAGTTTTAGAATAGCGTGGAGCAATATTGATAATTAATCTGGTAATTTTGCCATCCACAACATCTTGCAAAGCTTCAAATATCTTTTTATGATGCTCTGCTACTATAAATGAGCGTTTATATTGACATTTAAACATTAGTTTAGTATACTTTTCAAATGACGTAAGAGCCTCAAGACGTAACATTTCTACAGGATTTACAGTTCCGGGCTTTGTGGCATTTAATGCTGTTTCTTGCATTTCTTTAAGTGACTTCATTGCTATATTTTTACTTTATTAAGTTTTCACGTATAATCAGATATGCTTCACGACTCACAGGCACATTGGGAATAATACCTGTTTGGAGCTGTTGCTGTTCAGGTAGATTAAGTTGCATTTGACCTTTACCGAATATACGGTCCCAAAGCTTCTCAACTGTTTCTATATTGCCGAGTTTCATATCCTCTATGAGGCGCTTAATAACTGTTTTGATTACAACAGGTATTTTCTTGTTATTCATAAGAGCCTGAAGCTGGCTTTCATTACAAGTCAATAAACACGCCAATAAGTTAGCCGTGTCTTGCTTTGTAAGCTGAACACTTAAGTTTATATTAAGGCTAGTAAGAAGCTTTGTTATTTCAGGCCTTGATGCTCCTTGTAACTGAAGTGCTGAGCGCACAGCTGATGAATATGAGCCTTTGCCCGAGTCATGGCGTTCTGCTAACTCAGTTGCTTTAAGTGGCTCTACAGTCTGAGCCTCAAGTGCCTCAATAGCCTCAACTCGTTTTTGCTGCTCTGCAATACGTTTGGCTTGGAGCTCAGTTTGGCCATCTGGTATTTCTTCCACACCGAGTTCTTCTGCTAGCGATTGGCGTTTTTCTTGTTTTTCCTTAAGACTGCGAAGTCTTGATTTCTCAAGATATTTAATACGAGCCAATTCCTTCGCATCTTGTTTTGATTTGATGCGCGTGGCCTCTTGTTCTACAAGCTTAGATGTATCTGGATTAGACATTCCAGGAACTACTGGGCGTGATGGCAGTATATCTGCTAATTTCTGTGCTATTTTATCTGTTTTCATATTGATTATTATACTTTTGTTGTTTATCTAATATAGTTTTACTTTTTTCTTCTAGTATTGCATCTTTTTTTATTTGGTTTTGCAACTGCCTATATTCGGTCGCTTTTCTAAGGTCTGGTTCTATTGTTATTATATCATCTGTATTATTAAATCTCCATACAGAGCCGTATGCTATTCTTCGCTGGCCATTACAGCTCATATATATAGCGCTCGGATTGATTTTTGTAGATACTGAATTTACATATTCTCTTATAGAATCCCACTTTTTATAGAATTTATATGTATTTTCTGCTATCTTAGTATACTGATACACAGCCCTATGTGGATAACTACGTATAGTGTCTGTTCCTGATTTACGTATTGTGTCTGGTATTTCCCATTTTGCAGCGTATCCTGGTATAATTGCTTTTTCTGCCACACATTTATTTAGACTATTTATTATATTATGCCCGTATGGTGCATAGGCACTATACTCATCTATCAACTCATACATTCTTGAATATACGTTTAACAAGCCATTTGGTAGCGATAAAGCATTAAAAGGAATTTCTTCTGTTGTCACTGTTATGTATTTGCTTTCTACTATGGCTTTTACAAGGTCCGGATTATTTTTGCATAACCATGAGACGTTGTGAAACGCGTTGTATATAAGCTTATCTATTTTATTCTTTACAGAAACAGCATTAGTTTCTCCTGTCCAGCCAACATAGAACTTGTTATCATATTCAAATTCTAGTATAAAATAAGCACTTACAGATTCAATATTAGAACCTTCTTGTAAGTCTACCAAGTACTTGTATTTGCCTATTCGTATCATGTGTATATTTTTAATGTTTTTGCAAATATAGCCATAAAGGCGATAAGTAAAAATTCTCACAGACCAAAAATTAACATTTTTTATATTAGTGAATAATTAACATATTAGTATCATACTTCACAAGTATTTAGGCATGTGTCTTAATTAGTGAATAGAAAATTAGGCTTTTGTTTTTCGTGTTTCTACTTCACAAAATAAAACTAATTGAAAATCAATAGTTTATTAAATTTAATTAGTGAATAGAAATTAAAGGGCACAGAAACAATCATCTCTAACTCTTCTATGAAGTCTTATACAGTGATATGTGATATATGATAAGTCTATCTATTCACATATCACTATTTCAAATCTATTTTATCTCTCCTATATATTTATTGTTTATATTGTTTATTAAAGTCTAATTTATTGAAAATCAATCAGTTATTGAGAAACATCCCTTTGATTTCGCATGTTTATTTTGTTTCTTTGAAAATTATTTCTGGGCGTTCACTTCTTTATTGCGAGAATGTCATTTTGTCAATTCCCTATTAAGTCTAAAGGCCTAGATAAATATTTGCGAGAATGTATGTGAGAATGAGAATTTATGAGCCTCTGGGCCTTGCTCATACTTATATATGATTTGAATCCCATTTGTGAGAATGATTTGAAGCCAAAAAATTTTTCTGCCTATGGACATGGCTCTATATACTATATATAGGGGGCACCCAGGCACCGCGCCAGGGGCCTAACTCGCACCAACACGTTTTAACAAATGAATTGAATGGCTCTGAGCCGGCACCGCGCCAGGGGCCTAACTCG